TGCCACAAGACATGCGGGAGCTGATTAATCTGGCGACTCGTTATGCAGCAGTGGAGATAATGAATGACTTGGCGGATGCAGGCCCAGAATGGAGTGGCGATTTTCAAGACAGCTGGGTCGCTGTTCCTGTAGGTACAGGGGCATCAGGGTCAACAGGCGGAGGCTACCCGTACGCCCTGAATGACGTTCCAACTCTTTCAACATCTATCAGAGAGACTGCAAGAGTTAAAAAATTCAGCATTGAAAATACGCAGCCTTATGCAGCGTATGCACTTGATTTAGAGGTGGGCGAGTTTAAAAAGATTGGCCGCCCTGCTGGTGATGTTGTTAGAGAAGGTTCTCGGCCTGTTCCGGGATTTAGAGGCGATGTCACTGCTGGAGGTAGAAAAGCGGAAAGTACGGCTGAACTTGACTGGTACACAAGGTATGTCAATAGCGAGATGGGGCAAGCTATTGGGAGAGGAGTAACCTTTGGCTTTAGGGCGAAACGATGAGATACCAGCAAATTCGCGCCACAATAGAAAGCCCAATTCAGACAGCATTTGGTGCGCTTAGTCCGGCTGTCCCTGTATTTTTTGACAACATTACAGCGGCTCCAGCAAACACAACCACTGAATATGTACGTGTAAATATTGCGTTTGGTGTAACCACTGAAACAACGTTGACTAGCAATTTAGATTTTGCGCGAGGTAGTGTAATTGTTCGCGTTTATAGCGAGAAAGGGAAAGGGCCTGCAAGAAGCCAAACTCTTTTGGACACTGCTGTAACCACTCTTTTAGGGTTATCTGCTTCGACTAGAGATGGTTCAGGAATTTATACGCGACCCGGAGCAATAAATGGGCCTACGTTCTCAACAACTGAAACGAGTCCGCATTTAGTAGGCCGCATTGACACATCTTTTGTTGCAGAGGACCAGGATTAGATGTTTTGCTGACAGCACGCTAAGCTGTATGAGTCCGGGTTTCGCCCGTAAGTCCACCATTCTCAGTACCACGAATGGCTACCGTCCTTTCGGGCACCTCTGGAGCCCTTTATTACAAGCCAGCTGGCACATCTGGAACCTTTAAGGCTGCAGATGTCACCAACGCTAGCAATTCCATCAAAGTTGGAACGTTTCTGAACTTCAAAGTAAACGACAAAGTTTCGTTTACTGCCGGCGGGGGCACGCTCCCCGGCGGTTTAGCTGCAGGAACTCCCGTCTTCGTCCTGACCTACACAGCTTCTACCGGAGTAGCGACATTTGCTGCTACTGCAGGCGGTAGTGAGCTTGCTTTGGCAGACGACGGAACTGATGGCACCAGTGCTTTCGGTATTAACTACACCGAGTTCCAATCAGTGGCAAACGTCCGCTCTTGGAACTTTGAAGTAACCCGCGAAGAAATCGATGTAACAAGCATCGGTGGCACGCTGGGCCAAAACGCACCATTCCGAACCTTTATCTCTGGTTTTGCGGATGGCACAGGTTCAGCTGAGGTTTACTTCACTGATGACGACACCGGCATTTCGGCTCGTTTGATTGAAGACGTTACCCAGCGCAACCAAGCTGGTGCAACATTTAAACTGTATATGGATGCAGTTGTTTCAGCTGGTACGCCAGATGATGCAGCCAGCCGTTCCATTTCAATGGAAGCGGTGCTGACTTCTGCAAGTTATTCAGTTACTCCTGACGACGCACAGGCAGTATCAATTAACTTCCGTCCAACTGCAGCTCCTACATTCGACTTCGCTAAGAGCTAATAGTCGATTGATGATAAAAAGGCCCCTGACATTGTTAGGGGCTTTTTTAGTGCTAGTGTAGTAAGACAATTAGTTGTAACTCATGGCATTACGCGCCATTGACCGTCTCAAGAAAGCCGCAAATTTAGAAGCAACAAAAAGAGTCGTTACTCTTTCAGACGACAGCAAGTTTGAGATGTGGGTTACGCCATTGACGATGGCAGAACGTGAGCGTGCTCAAAAACGTGCTGGATCGGATGACGCCAATGCGTTTGCCCTACAGCTTTTAATTACGAAAGCTAAGGATGAAGTGGGTGAGTCGTTGTTCTTGGCTGGTGAAGTTGATGTGCTTAAGAACGAGGTAAAGGACAAGGATTTGCAGGCTTTGATGCTGGCGATTTTGACTGACGACGAAGAAGAAGAGGCAATCGACCCAAAATCCTAGGAGCCGAGCTTCGGAAGGATAACTGGCTCATGCTGCAATTTGGCATTGCCAAAGAGCTTGGCATGAGCTTGTCGGAGCTACGGTCAACGATGACAGCAGAAGAGGTTTTGGGTTGGAGCGCGTATTTTAAAATTTTGAACGAAGAGCAGGAGAAGGAATTAGCAAAGGCCCGTAGGCGCAGGTAGAGTGTTGGGGCAAGCGTGTGTTAGGTCGTGGCTGCTTCTTATCCAGCTGTTATTGACCTTCGCGTCAATAACCTTGCCGCCCTTGACAAGCTAGAAGCAGGTACAAAAAGAGTAACAGGTCTTTTTAATGAGATAAGGCAGCAAAGAAATTTATTTGATCAGTCAGTAGGCAAAGCAGCTACTCGTGAAGTTACCAGAAATATAGGCAAATTAATCGCAGGCTTTGCTGGTGCGAAAGAAGGTGCAAGACAGTTTCAAGTTACTCTTCAGAAAACAACAAAAGAAGGCACTGTTGAAGCCACTAAGAATGTAAATATGTACTCCAAGACCTTGGCGGGCCTTGGATCTCAACTTAGGGCCGTTGACCAAATTCTGGCAAATTCAACCGTAGGCCAGCAAGAATTTAATGATGCACTGGTCGTTTCTAATAAGCTCTCAAGAGAGCTAACGCGAAACCAATTAAAGGCAGCCGCTGCTGAAGCAAAAGCAGGCGCTGGCGGTGTTCAAGGGCTTTTAGCTCTTGGTAAACAGCTTCCAAATAGCGTCAAAGCATTAGAGTTATATCAAGCGGAATTAAATGATCTTCAGATAACTGTTGACCGAACAAGTAAAGATTTTTTTGAGTTAGGGAAAGAGATAAAAAGAGTTGATCTGTTGTTGGCACGAGGGCCTCAGCAGAAAGCAACGGGCAGAGGTGGTGGTCGAGGCGCTGGCGGGGGAAGAAGAGGAGGCAGGTTCCAAGACATCGCGACAGGTGCTGGCTTTCCACTGTTATTTGGCGGCGGCCCGCTCCAAGCATTGGCAGGTGGTATTGGTGGAGCGGCAGGTGGCCTAGGCGGATCAATCGCTGCTAGCGCGTTAGTCGCCCAGTTTGAAGCATTCGCGAAGGGTGCAGCAGAAACTGGAGTAGCACTTACTTCAACTTCAGGAGCATTAGAGCTTGTTCGTGAAAAATCACTTTTTACAAGCGAAAACACCAAAAATCTTGCTGCACAGCTTGAAGAACAAGGTGACGTAGCAGGTTTAGCGACATTGCTTACTGAAGAACTTGTCAGCCAAATAGGCAATGCTGGGGTAATTGCGCTCCAGGATTTAGGCACCACAACAAATGAAACAACAAAACTTTGGGGTCAGCTGACCACACAGCTTCAAATATTAATTGCAGGCCCATTGAATGGGTTTTTAAAATTAGTCAACAACATGATAGGCGGCATCAATGATGCACTTAAACCTACGGCTCAGGATGATTTTCGTGCGATTCGCGACAGGGTGCTTGCTTCTGGAGACGCGGAAGCGATTGCTCGCGTAACGGCGATTGAAGATCAAGTTAGGGGTGTTCAAAGAAAGAATCTTCGAGGCGGCGGAACACAAGTCACGAAGGGCGGTCTTACTGAAGGAAGAGCAGCAAAGGTGTAGATCTTTTAAAAGCAGCAGGATTCGGGCCAAAAATTGCTGTTACAGAACAGGACTTACAAACTATTACGCCTGGAGGCGGAGGCGGACGCACCAAAAAAGATATTGTTCCAGGGCTAAAGATTCAAGTACAGCTTCAAGAACGTTTGCTTGGTCTAAACACTAAAATTGCAGAAGCAAGGCGTGATGGGAACGAAGGAGCGGCAGCCGTTCTTGAAGTTGAAAAGATTTTTGAACAAACAGCGGCTAACATAAATAAAATTAAAGCCGAAGGGCTTGATAAAGAAGCAGAAACTTTAAAAATTAGATCTGAAGAATTAAAGGGCATTCAGCAGGTCGAAACGGTAAACAACCGGATGAAAGATGCAAAGGCTAAGGAAGCAGAAAAAGCCGCAGAAACATTAAAAGGCTTGCAAAGTGAGCAGAATTTATTGCAGGCAAGGCTTGATGGAAGACTAGAAGAAGAACAGTTGGAGCAAAGAGTTAATAAAATAATGAAAGAAAATGAAGGCTTGACGAGAGAACAAGTCGAACAGAGATTGCAAGGCACTGCAGCTCTTAAAGAACAGGTCAAGGCATTAGAGGAACTGGAGTCGATGTATACAGCTATTGGGCAAAGCATTTCTAGTGGCATTGTTGATGCTTTAAGTGCAGCGGTCGAAGGCACAAAATCACTTGCTGACGTTGCATCACAAACGCTCAGGCAAGTCGCAAATATCTTGCTGCAGTTTGGAGTCAATACTGCACTTGGTGGCATACCGGGATTTGGAGATTTCTTTAAGGCGAAAGGCGGTCCTGTCTCAGGCGGCTCGCCTTACATGGTTGGTGAAAAAGGCCCTGAGCTATTCGTTCCAAACACTTCTGGCACAATTGTTCCAAACAACAAGCTTGGTGGGGGCGGAGGTGGCAGCACAAGCGTTGTCGTTAACGTTGATGCCAAAGGCAGTTCTGCTTCGGGTGACAGTGGTGCCGGTAAACAGCTTGGAGGTTTGATTGGAGCGGCTGTGCAGGCAGAATTGATCAAGCAACAACGACCTGGAGGCTTATTGTCCCGCTAATGAGTGCCTTAACTTTTCCCGATTTTGATCCCGCACCAGGGATGACCAAGCAAAGCGCACCGCAGGTGCGTATCTCCCAGTTCGGGAGTGGTTATAGCCAGCGTGCCACGTTTGGACTTAACCAAAACCCAAAGGTTTATAACCTGACCTTTCGTGTGTCAGAAACAGAGGCTGACACGATCGAAGACTTTCTTGATGCAAGGGGTGGTGTAGAGACCTTTGTCTACACTCCACCTGGCGAAGCGACTAGCAGTAAATTTATCTGCACAGAGTGGACGAAGACGATTCCATTTGTTGATCGAGCGGAGATCGTCACGTCATTCGTGCAAGTATTTGAGCCATGAGTGATAACACGCCCCAGTTTATTGACGACTTACGTGCTGCAGCGCCTGCATATTTTGAGGAGCTGCAAAAACTTGAGCCAACGGCAGTTATCGACTTGTTTGAGGTGCGTCTGACGCAAGCCGTCAATAACGTTGATGAGACGCTTTACTATCACGCTGGCACGAATGATCTAACAGCCAACATCGTGTTTAACGGCAAGACCTATCCTGCTGTGCCTGTTGAGATGACAGGGCTAGAGACATCAGGCAAAGGGGTTATTGCTAGGCCGACTTTAAAAGTAGCCAACGCCAATGGTGCAATCAGCTCTTTGATTGTCCAACAAAATTACAACCCACTAAAAGCGCAGGTGGTGCGTATCCGTACGTTCAAGAAATTCTTAGACGCAGCTAACTTTAGTGGTGGCAACGCGACTGCCGATCCAGCAGCAAAGACAGAAGAGGTTTGGTATATCGACAGGGTTGCGGATGAGAACTTGGCGTTTGTTGAATTTGAGCTGACGGCCAAGCTTGACCTGACCAATCTTGAGTTGCCACGTCGTCAGGTGACTGAGTTTTGCCCGTGGAAATACAGGGGCACCGAGTGCGGCTATGTAGCCAAAAGGTATTTTCAGGTTGATGACATTGAGATTTCTAAGGCTGAGATGCAGTCATTAGCCACGATTAACAGCTTGACCTTTGACCAGGCTGTGGACAAGTTTGATGTATGCGGCAAACGGGTAAGCAGTTGCAGGCTTCGCTTCCCTGATAACGAAGGCAAGAATGATGTATCGATCCCGTTTGGAGGATTCCTTGGATCAAGAGTCCAAGCGTAAGGCGGAAGGCCACGCAATCCTTGAGTATCCAAAAGAAGCTTGCGGCTTACTTGTTGATGGCAAGTATTGGCCGTGCCAAAACGTTGCAGACGAGCCAGAGCTGACCTTTGTCTTGAACGCCACTGACTATATGGAAGCCATGTTGTCTGGAACGATTGAAGCCGTCGTGCATTCTCACCCGTTAGGCGGGCAAGCTAGTGAGCCAGATCGTAAAAGCTGCAGTCAAACTAAGCTTGTATGGCATATCTATTCTGTCCCTGACGGCGAATGGTCAACTATCGATCCCTGACGGGTAAGGAGTTTGTGTATGGAGCGCAGGATTGCTTCACGCTGATCTGCGATTACTACAGGTTGATGGGGGTGTTGCTGCCAGATTTTGAGAGGCCAGAAGATCTTGAGACGACAAGCAGCATATTTTTAGAACAGGCTGAGGCGTATGGGTTTTATGAGATTGATATTGCGGAGCGCAGGATTGGTGATGTATTGATTATGCGGCTGATGACTAGGACGCCAATGCACGCAGCAATTTATGTTGGTGCGGATAAGATCCTGCATCAACGGTTCAACAGCCTGAGTGCGGTGGAACCTTTTGGGCGGTACTATAGGCAGAGCGTTGCCGCCGTCTATCGCTATGCAACTGGTGATGTTAGCCGGTGAGCTGGGCGAAAAATACGGCACACACCACGAGTATTACAACCTAAGAACACCAGCGGACGCGATCAAGCTGTTGTGTCTTAATCACCCGAGGTTGCAGAAAGATTTGATGACAGCGCACCAAAACGGTGTTGGCTACAAGCTGATTCAGTCTGGTGCGGCGATGGGATATGACGAGCTGCATTTGCCGTTTGGCAGCAGGCCGATGATGCTTGTGCCTGTAATTAGCGGTAGTGGCGGTTCTGCGACTCAGATTTTGGTTGGTGTTGGCTTGGTTGCGGCTTCGTTTCTGCTACCTGGCGCTGGCTTATTTGGGGCAACCAGTGCTTTTGGGGTAGGTGCGTTGACTACTGCGGCGGGTACGGCCACTCTCGCTACCACAATTGGCACTGGCTTAAGCGCAATTGGCGCAAGCTTGATTCTTGGCGGTGTGGCAAACATGATCTCACCGCAACCAGAAGTGCCAAAACTTGGCAGTCGTCGGATGGATGGCACAAGTTTTCGTGGCCCTGGCCCACAAGGTGTAACGCGCGGTGCCAGTGGCCAGCAGTCTTATGCGTACACCGGACCAGCAAATACGGTTGGCAACGGTTCAACAATCCCTGTTGTTTATGGCCGCGCCATGCTTGGTGGCCACATGTTGTCAGTGGGGATTGAAGCCACAGACGTTTCCGACCCAATTGCAACAGCAATCAAAGCGCCAGGGCGGGAAACCATATTGATCAATGGCAGTGAGGTGGAGCGTGAGTTTAATGAAGAGTCTGGGATTGCGACAAAACGGCTTGACTCGCGTGACGTTTTTAAATACAAGACAACCATAAATAATCGCAGGAGAGTCATCCCTTCAGGCGATGGTTTTGGTCCTGGGTTAAGCAGAAATCTTGAAGAAAATAGCGAGCAAAGGTTTGGCGATATTGACACTAAAGTTAAGTACGAAGACGAATTTGATGTGTTATTTGGAATTGATGGTGGGCTATATGGCAGAGCTGGTAAAGGCGAAAACGCAACTAAAATTGATGGATTTATCCAATATCGGATAGAAGTTATACATAGCCTGTCTGGGAGCAACCCAACGGTAGCTGTTGCTGAAAATACTATTCAGGGGTATTTGGAAAGGTCGCAAGAATATTACTGGGCGCAAAGATTAAAATGGACCAGGCTTGAGGATAATAAGGAATTAACTTTAAGGATTACTATTATGGATGTTGACACTGATGCGCCGACGAAGTTTCGAGTCCATGTATTTGGGTACGACCTCGCTTGATTGACCTATGGCATTAAATTCTGAGTCGTCTATTAAGCTAATCGACCTTTTGTGCGAAGGGCCGATTGAAGGTCTTGCAACGCAAAGCAGCAAAAGCATCTTTCTCGACGAGACTTCTGCTGACCAAAAAGCTGTCAAGTCAAACGATTTTGCAATACGCAAAGGAACGGCTAGCCAGACCAGAATTGGTATAAGCGATCAATTCGCAAACGCCACTACAACGATCATTGATGTAGGGACGCAAGTTGGCGAAAACTACAGCGAAGAGGTTGATGAAAATAATGAGGTTCTAAAAAGAAATTATGGCGCAGGCAGCCTTGTTAAAACAATTACAGATCCAAAGACTAATTTTGTCAAACTTCTTTTTACGATTCCAAAGCTGTTCTCGACAGCAGTTGAGGGTCTTGCAAGGGGTCAATTATTCCCTGCAGCAATACGCATTAGGATCGCAGTTAAAAGCAAAAACAGCGCCTTCAACACCGTAACATTTGACGGGCAAAGCTATAAAGAATTTAGAGGAATTTCAACATCAAATTATCAATATCAAACCCCTCGAATCGACCTAACGGGAGAAGGCCCCTGGCAAATCAAAGTAGACAAATTGATATTCACAGCCAGTGTTTCAGGGCCGGATATAGAAGCAGGTTTTGAAATCAAGTTTAGTGACCTTGAAGATGTAAGCAAGAAAACCCCGCTAGCCAGTGGTCGAGGCGACACGATTGTGTGGTCTTCAATTATTGCTGGCACGGATATTAAAACGGCTTACAAGCACACAGCTTGTGTTGGCCTAAGCCTTTCAACGGATCAGTTCAACACTGTCCCTGCTCGTGCATACGAGATTAAGGGGATGAAGGTTCAGATTCCATCTAGCGCAATGGTGCGTGCAGATGGAAGCTTGAATTACGGCGGCAATATTCCTTTTAACGGCAAGCTGCAAGCGCGTAAGTACACGACTTGTCCGGTCTGTTGTTTCTACGACATGGTGACGAACAGCCGTTATGGGGCTGGTGATTTTGTCACAGCAGAAGAGCTGAGTTGGATTGATTTGATTGAGCTGTCCAAGTATTGCAACGAGCTTGTACCAACAAGTGCAGGTGGAACGGAACCACGTTTTGCCATCAATACGGTGATTGCATCACCAGCAGATGCGTTCAGCGTCTTGCAGGATTTGGCAAGCGTATTCCGGGGGATGATCTATTGGAAGTCAGACACGATTCAAGTAGCTGGCGACCATGGCGTTTTAGGCAGCACCACTACTGCTCTTGAGCCTGTTCACCTGTTTACCAACTCAAATGTGGTTGGTGGTGGCTTTAGTTATAACGGCGCTTCTCTGAAGACAAGAAGCACCAGGGTACGAGTCCGCTACAACGACCCAAACAACTTTTACCGTCCTGACTTTGTTGTTATTGAGAACAAGGAGCTAGTCAATAAGTACGGCTTCCAGATCCGTGACATTGTGGCGTTCGGCTGCACGTCCAAGTTCCAAGCTCAGCGGATGGGTAAATGGGTTCTTGCTTCTGAAGAAACAGAAGGCGAGACCGTGACGTTTTCCGTTGGCCTCGAAGGCTTAATGGTGATGCCTGGCCAGGTCTTTGCCGTTTCGGACGCAATGCGTCAGGGCGCAAGGCTGGCGGGGCGCATTTCAGCGTCAACAACAACGTCTGTTACAGCAGACCAAGCAATCACGTTGCCGATTGGAACGAATCGTCAGTTGAGTTGTGTGTTGGCTGATGGAACGACAGAAACCAAATCGATTAGCGGTGTAGTGGGGAATGTAATTAACGTCTCGTCCCCGTTCAGCTCTGCACCACAGGTAGAGACTGTTTATTCGATCCAAGCTAGCAACGTCAAGCATCAGAAATTTAGATGCCTTGCGATTGGCGAGGGTGAGAATGGAACGTATTCAATAACAGGCGTTCAGCATGTAGACAACATTTATAACGTTGTTGAGACTGAAAATGCGCTGCTTGAGTTTGCAGATATAACACTATTTGATGAAGCTCCACCTGTCCCAGTTGATCTATTTTTAAGCGCGGAAGATGTAACAAAAGACGATCTTACAACAACACGAATTAGTGCATCCTGGAGTCGCGGCAGTGCGTTTACAGCAATCTTTTTCAAGATTAAGTATAAGATTGGCAATGGTGACTTTATTGAAACAACAACTACAAACACAAACTTTGTTGTTGATAACGTAGTCCCCGGTACTAGCTTTTCGTTTTTCGTTAGAGCAGTTGGCCCAGCACCACGCTCGAAGGAATCTGCTGATGCGTCTATTGAGCTTACGATTCCAGTTTCACCGCTTACACCGCCCGACCCAACGGACGTAACCCTAGAAGTTGTAAGTAAAGATCAGGTTTCTTTGCGCTGGGCGATTGGTCCAACAGGCATTAACAAGGAGTCGTTGCGTGCAGTTATACGTCACACGACAGACGATTCAACAAATGCAAGCTGGGCTAACACGTCTATTTTGCGGACTGTTTTAGCGAACTCAACGTCTGTAATTTTACCAAGAATAAACGGAACGTACTTTATTAAGTTCCAAACAATATTTGGCATACGCAGTGCTAACGCTGTCGCTGTTACTTTACTCGCAGTTGACGGGATCCCGAGATTTAACTATGAACTAATCCGAGAAGATTTCCCCGCGCAAAACGTTAAACCATTCCTGGGCGAGGGTTTTGGCGTTTATTATGACAGTGAGTACGACGGTCTTGTTCTTGACGGTGACGGCAAAATTGACGAGATCCCTGGAACGTTTGATGAGTTATCGTCTGTTGATTTTGTTGGAACGCGAGGCACCTCTGGCGTTTACCACTTCCAAAAGATATTAGATCTTGGCGGAAGATATAGCATTGATTTAAGGCGTGTTTTAACCTCTCGCGGATTGTATCCGCTTAGCTCAATTGATAATCGTACGGCGCTTATTGATACGTGGAGTGATATTGACGGTGAGTTGGCCGATGACACGACTGCTGACATTTACTTTCGCACGACAGATGAAACGACAACAGGCACTTATTTCTTAACCGAAGACAACAATTACCTGCTGTTTGGCGAGGAAGTAATTGTCCCGGACAACCTTGTTGCTGAAAACGATGATCAGTTAATTGCCCAAAATGGCGACATAATTCAGACAAACCAAGCGGACGCGAGTGCTATCGAAATCTTGTTAACGCAAGACGATGACACGTTAATAACGCAAAGCGGCGATACTATGATTAGCAACGTTCCCCCTGCTGCTCCTGACAGCCCTCCTGTCGATTACACAATTGACGAAAGAACCGCCCTTATTGATACTTGGAATGACTTTGATAATTACGATCCAGGTGCAGCAGTCCCTTCAGTCGTAGAAACCAACAAGATTTACCATGAGTCAAACCTTACGTTTGGGGCGTGGGCGCCTGTAGAGAATGGCAATTTTACTGCAAGGCAGTTCCAGTTCAAAGCTGAGCTGAAGGCGCTACATCCTGACCAAACTCCAATTGTGGACAAGCTTGGAGCGACTATTCAGTTTGAGCGGCGGACAGAAAACAGCAACGTGCTTGTTTCCAACGATTCTGGACCGTTCCAGGTGACATTTGACAACCCGTTCTATGTAGACAATGACACGAGAGTTGCGGTTGCTCTTTCGCCGTATGACATGGAAAGCGGTGATTTTTACACGATGACCGCACCAACCTCAACAGGTTTTACGGTGACGTTCCAGAATCCCAGTGGCGTAATTATGAGTCGTCAATTCCAATACACTGCGATAGGATACGGAACAGAGCAAGTTTAATCCTAGATTCTCATGGCTCAGGCCGATGGCAGTTGCGCTAATGCAAGTGGATCAGCCTTCAGGGCAGATCTAAATACGCAGTTAGCTGCGGCTTTTACAAACCATAGCGGTGCAACTGCGCCAGCCACAACGTTTGCGTATCAATTTTGGGCAGACACAACAAGCAATAAGTTAAAAATTAGAAACAGCGGCAATACCGGTTGGGTTGACTTGCGTGGACTTGACGGTTCATTAGAAGTTAGTGCTGCAAGTGCGTTAACGGTTGGTGATGGCACGGCTGCTGCCCCTTCGCTGGGATTTACTTCCGACACTGACACAGGTATTTTCAAGCATTCAGACAATACGCTTGGCGTTGCGCTTGCTGGCGTACAAGAACTGCTGATCGGAGGAGGACTAGATCAAGCGGAAGGTGGTATTTCACTTTTATGGAATACGACTGTCAACCCGGCCAATAACAACAGTATTAACGGTCTTCAAGTTTGCAGCCATGGCCGGGTAAATATTGGCAATTTTGGCAACTGTCTTCGGCTTAATCGTCATACGACAACTGGCCAAGTCGCAACCTTTAACTACAATACAAGCGTAGTAGGTTCCGTCACTGTTACAGGGTCTAGCACTGCTTACAACACAAGCTCTGACTATCGTTTAAAAGAAAATGTTGTTGCATTAACTGGCGCGAAGGCGCGTTTAAATCAGCTTGATGTAAAACGATTTAACTTTATTGTTGAGCCATCAGTAACAGTCGATGGGTTTTTGGCTCATGAAGCTGCAACTGTTGTGCCGGAAGCTGTTACCGGGGAAAAAGATGAGCTAGACGAAGACGGCAACCCAGAATATCAAGGCATTGACCAATCCAAGCTGGTGCCGCTGTTAACTGCTGCATTGCAAGAAGCTTTTGCTGAGATTGCTGCATTGACAACACGAATTGAGACCTTGGAGGCTGGCTAATGCCTGATCGCAAGATTTCTCAGCTCAAAGAGTTAACAGCGCCAGCAGCGGAAGACGTTTTCCCTGTTGTAGATAATGACGAGCCACTGAGCGTCGACAAAAACAAAAGGATTACATTTAAAACGCTGCATAATGCGTTGAATGATGGAACGGCTGCAGCGCCATCCGTCAGCTTTTTGAGTGGTACGAATAGCACCGGTTTGTATTACGCCGGGACAAACGAGCTTGGTTTTACAGCTGCTGGAACGTATGTCGCCAAAGTCACGACTGCAGGGTTTCAGCTAGGCACTGGGGCAGCAGCAGCACAACTGCATCTGTTTAGTAATGACACCACTGACCAAGTCATTATTGAAAACAATGATGATGGTGGAGACACCGCGCCTGATTTGGTGCTGTATCGCAACAGCGCAACGGCTGCAAATGATGACAGCCTTGGCAATATTGTTTTCCGTGGTCAGTGCGACATCAACATTGCTCATGACTACGCAGCAATCCTTGCGGACATTAAAGACAACACGCATGGATCAACTGATGGCAGGCTGAACCTGCAAACTGCTGTTGCTGGAACGGTTGCAACTCGTCTTCGTATTGATGGCGAGAATGTTGGCATTAAGGAGATCGCTCCACAGCATCCGTTGCATATCACGGAATCTGCGGCGAACACCGCGTTATTCCTTGAGTCAAAGGAAGTTGTTGCTGTCAGTGCAGCTGATGTGGTGTTGTATCACCATCGCAATAATGCAGCTGGTGTTGCGGCTGATGTTCTCAGCTCCGTCATTTTCCAGGGCAACGATGATGCTGGAACGCCTAACACCGTTAACTATGCAGTGATCGAAGGATCAATTGTTGATCCGACTGACACTGAAGAAGACGGCAAGCTTGATTTCAAGGTCCAGGTTGCTGGAACGTTAACGAGTGCAGCAGCAATCACGTCTGCGAATGTGACTCTTGGCGTGCGACCTGTATTGCCAACGCATACCCCAGCTTCAGCTACAGCAACGGGTGTGGCGGGTGAAATTGCATGGGATGCGGATTACATTTATGTTTGCACTGCGACTGACACCTGGAAACGAGTTGCGATCAGCACTTGGACCTAATTGCTGGTTGACGTAGAATCCCTTTATTGATCGGATCTCATGGCCAACGTCAAGATCACAGAGCTTGGAGCAATAACAGCAACGGATGCAGCGACAGACGTTATTGCTGTTGTTGACGTTTCGGCTGATGCGACAAAGAAGATTACGGTTACAAACCTGCTGACAACGCCAGTTGAAACGCAGGTCACAACACAGGCTCGAACTTATACGGCAGCACAGCGGGGAACTATTTCCGCGATTGCAGTAGCGGCTGGTGATACGACGAAAACGTTGGACTTTGCAACGGCTAATAATTTTGAGTTGACCTTGGCAAATACGGGTTCTTGCGAACTTTCTAATCCGACGAACTTAACAGCAGGTCAAAGCGGATCAATTTTTATCGTGCAGGATGCAACGGGTAGCCGTTTGCTTACGTTTGGAACGTATTTTGACTTTGCTGGCGGCACCGCACCAACGTTAAGTACGGCTGCTGATGCTGTGGACCGGATTGATTATCTGGTTCGTAGCGCGACATCAATTCACTGTGTATTCACCGCTAATTACTCATGAGCGTCATTGGTTCTAACGTTCTTGCTGGCGCTAGTGGTCAGTCCACCGGAGGTGGCGGCGGTGGTGGTGGAGGAGGTGGCGGTGGAGCGGCTATTTCCAGAAGCTTGCGTTTCAACTCAGGTGACTCGGCCTTTTTGTCCCGAACCCCAAGTGCTGCGGGCAATCGCAAGACTTGGACTTGGAGTAATTGGATTAAGAAAAGTGGCACCGGATCAAAAGCTATAATCTCCAGCCATGGCCCAAGCGATCCATCTACTTACATTGGATTTTCGTCAGACTATTTGTGGATATTTGATTTCAATGGTGGGTTTAACGTACAATTAATATCTACAGCCATCTTTAGAGATCAATCAGCCTGGTACCACATAGTAGTAGTGGCAGACACTACTCAAGGGACAGCGGCTAATCGGTTAAAAGCATATGTTAACGGAACAGAAATTACGAGCTGGAGCACAAGCACATATCCAACTCAAAACTATGAATTTGACCTTAACAGCTCTACTGAGCATCGCATAGGAACCCATACGACTGGTTATTATCTTGACGGCTTTTTAGCTGAGTGCATTCTGGTCGATGGTCAAGCATTAGCGCCGACAGATTTCGGGGAAACCAACACCAACAACCTGTGGGTGCCGAAGGCGTTTGCTGGGACGTATGGATGGTTTGACCAAAGTCAGACTTGGAGTGGTCAGATTACGGGCACAAACTACTCTGGTTATCCAAAGACACAGGCTTTTAACAACAACACTGCCGATTACTGTCTTGCCGGTGCCGGTAGTGAGCTAGTTTTTACGCCTAGCCCCAGCTTTAGCAGTGCAACAACGGTAAAAATTTGGTATTACATGCCAACGACTGATGCTAATGCAATTAAGATCAATGGAACTGGTGTGGGCAATGATGTTGCTACGACTGGAGGAGTTGCGACTCATACGTTTACCGTGTCTGGCTTTACTTCTCTGAGTTGGAGTCGTGGTTATTACAGTTCAGAAGATGTAGGCATTGCAAGAATTGAGGTTGATGGCTTAGCACTTTTAGACCCATCAATCAGTGTTGCTAATAACTCCTTTCGCCTCGACTTTGCGGACAACAGTTCAAACGCTGCGCTTGGTACGGATACAAGTGGAGTCAGCCCCGCCAATACGTGGACTGTTAATAACTTAAGTGCTGGCGCTGGTTCAAACCCAACA